TTTTGGGGGGGGTTGACCTCTCAACCAAAATATTTATTTAAAATTCATCACATAAATAGTTCCACCTTAGAATAGCAGAATTATTAGAAGCAGTAAACATAAGATTTATCTTAGCAAATGAATTAGCAGACATTAATTCTCTGACCAGGCCATTATGAATTTCGGGATATTTAATTCTCATTTCAGCCAGGTCCATAGCGACAACAGCCCACTCTACAATACCAGGACACAGTTCTTCTATTCTCAATAAAATCCTCTTCAGGAAACAATGAACTGTATAATTTAAACCAGCATCAATCAATAAACCAAAAACTTTCTGAAAGAAGGCCAAGGTCTTATTCTTTGTGGGGTGATCCCAATTATTAATATGATTGACAGCACGGGGAAAATAATCAAAAGATAATCTCCAAGGTGCAACCCTGTGCCATTTTGGAGCATCAGCAGGGAGAAGATGACCATATTCATCAGTCTTAACAAAATAACGTTGAAGAAACTTGACACCTTCCTGCACTAACTGATCATTAACAACAGTGGAGTAAAAAGGGTCTAGGTGTTCCTCAGTTCTAACTAATATATATGTCTCTTCTTTCTTGAAGTTTAATCCTATAAGCTTAGCAGCAATAACCATTTTATCAGGATAAAGTTTATTCCCAACAGGATTCAGATCAGAGCAAAATAAATCCAGATACCTATCAGGTATAGCAACAATAGAATCATCACCATAGACAACATCAAGCAAAAATTTAAGATGTTGCCACCACTTGTCATAACGTTCTTTTAGCAATAAAGCAAAAAGAACCAAATAAGCAAGGTGAAGTTCTTTAGTATCACCATGACTAGTGTCTCCATAACCGCTTACCATAACACCAGTAACATGATAATAAGCACCATTAAACCACTCAACTATTTTATGATGAGTAGAAATCTGTTCATAAAGGAAAAGACCAAAATATACTTTTCTCTCCTTATCAGTCATACCATCAAGATCGAAGAACTTACATTTGTCTTGAAGGGTGAGAAATAAGGAAAACGCAGTAAACGTATAATCTTGAGCACTTAAATCTGCCTGTAATATAAAACAAGGCCCATCCTGAACTATAAAACCAGGATTTTGACATCCGATCCTATACTTCAAATAATCAGGGTGGCCTATCGCATACATGCACGAATTGACCATAGTTGAAAACATACTATGGCCTAGAGCACACCAACGCTGCTTCTCCAGCCTTTTACGCCAGGGGGCACTCAAGATTGCGGTTATAAAGTGAGTGAGAATATCATGCTGCCCAATCACCCTAACCTTTCCTTCTTCATCCAGAAAAGTCCTTATCTCTGACTTTATCAGAATCTTAGCAACCGACACAGCCAACAAGTCATATATGGAAGTGCCTAACGCCAATTCTTCAACCACTCTGTGCAAGAGTGATTTAGCCTCGGCTACTACATCTTTTTTCTTAGTTCCAGGAGGCCATCTCTTATTATTGAATGGAAAACCAATTCCACCCGAAGCGTTTATTTTCAAACTGTCTATCACTTCAGGACCACACTCGAATTTTTGCCTTTTATAGTGCGGCTTCATATCTTTCATCAAAAGCATAACAAACTTCTACGATCCTCTCATCTATAGACCAGATGGAGGTATTAGGGGTCATCTTTGTTATGAGCTTAGCAAGACCCTTAGGAGTGGGGGAGGTACTTATATATGAACTATCTACCCATTTATCATAAACAGAAATATCAATACCAGGGGTCAATAAAGCCGATTCCCTAGCTATCATTCTAAATAATACATTAGGCTCAATAGTCTTAAAAAAGTTTTCAGGCAACGTAGGCCTGACCAAGGGGTAGCAATGCAATTTTATTCTCTTCCACTTAACTCCTTCCAGCAGTCTTAAAATCACAGTCAGGAAGTCGTCAGCAAAACCAACAGACACACCAGGAAACTTGACATCATCTTTAAATGTGCAATTAGCCACAATCCATGAACAAGCTATTAGCAGACCAGTGTATCTATCAAAGCTACCATCTATCTCCGTAATCATCTCACCAGGTGCATAATTAACACCCTTATAAGAGAATCTCTCCGTAACACGACGTTCTTTGGAACTCGGTTCCATTAGTTTTCTCGATATACGTATACTATTTGAATTTATATCTATATGTGTCCTCTTTACCAATGCACGGGATCCGCTATACAGATTTCTAACAGTTGTTAACGTCTTGTTAAACAGGATGGACACCTTAGCAAGGTCTTTCGGGGATAGATGG